CAGGCTGAAGCCGGACGCGAGCGGCAACCCGACCGTGTTCCAGCGCAAGGACGGAACGTGGGGCGCGAGTTACGATGTGACGGCTGACACGGTGCGATTCCCGGACGGCAAAAAGGATGACGCGCCGGTTGACTTAGACGTGCCGTTTTAGGAGGACGAGATGAGCGAATTGAAACCGTGTCCGTCTGATGTTTCAACGACACAGGATGTTTTAATGGATATTAAAAAGGATTTATCTGATGCCGAAATTGAAGAACTCGGGGCGCAGGAAGCGGAAAAGAGAGACAAGAAATGACACCAGAAAACGAATTAGGAATAGGCGCATATTATGAAGTTCTTCAAAGGTATGTGTGCAAGAACCGCGTCACCAAAGCCAAAATCAAAATGGTGCGCATAAAATATCTTGTGAATGGGAAGGATGTCGGGCGCGGGGTGTATCTAACTTGCCTAGACCATAACGAAACCCGCCATTGTCAAAATAAAACAGAGGCATTGTATCAGATGCGCCAGCCGTGGGTGTGGTGTGACGGGTGTGCTCAAATCCATTTCCATACTGAATGGCAAAATCAACTGCATCACGGGGTGGAGGACAAAAACTATGACTGACAAAAATGCTAATACCGAAATCCGCAAAGAATTCTGTCCTAATTGTGAGGCAGAAACTCCGTGTACACACGAGGCAGAATTATTCGTTTGTGATATTTGTGGCGAGGATTTTGCTAAATATATTGTGTCACGCTACTGCAATGTTTCTGATGTTTCAATGACACAGGATATTTTAACACCCATTAAAACATCTCAATCCAATGAAAATACAAACCCTGATTATTATAAACACGATGCTGTTTCGTGGATTTCGATTGCAAACGGTAGGCTTCCAGAGAAATTTCAGGAATGTATTGTGTTGGACAAAAATAAGCGCGTCCATAATTGGATACACGATGACGCCTTATTACCGTTGTTTGCCCAATATACCCACTGGATGCCACTGCCACAGCCGCCGGAGGTGGAGAAGTGAGTAGCTTCAAGGGAATGTATCCGGTAGAAGATGAAATGTTTGAGGAAAGAAAAAGGTTCAGCCTCCTGCGGTGGTACAGGGTTCATAATCGGGAAAACCTGCAGATTTTTGACGTGAGCGGGTTGACGCGCGGGATTTGCAGGCGGAAGGCTTACGCGCTCTGCAAAGAGCTGGGCTGGGAGCTGGATAAGTGCTGGAGTGAGCGGTTATGAGCGCATTGGAGGAGATGTTTGCGTTGCAGTGCGAGCAGGCCGGGCTGCCAACGCCCTTACGCGAGTACGCAGCGGTGCCTGGCCGGCGATACCGTTGGGACTTTGCCTGGGCGGACGCGCGGGTGCTGGTTGAAATCAACGGTGGAACTTACGCGCGCATGGGGCACAGCACGGGCGCGGGGATTTCGCGGGATTATGCCAAGAGCAACTGCGCTCAGCTGCGCGGCTGGCGGACGCTTATTTTCGACAGGCGCATGGTGGAGAGCGGCGAGGCTGTTGCGTTTGTTGGCAAGGCATTGGGTATTGGATGACCAGCCGCGACCTGGCTGCAATTTTGTATCGAATATTCAAGATGTATTGCATCTGGTATGAGAATTGGCTCAAAAACTTGAAAATAGACCCGGAATGTGGTATGGTTTTAGAGCGGGCTTTTTGATACGGAGGTGCGTTGATAATTATTCGGATGGACTTTATCGGCGGGCGCGAGTGCCTGTGGACTTACGAGCGCATGCTCGAAATGACGAGGGCTGTTTGGGAAAGATAAACTGGACATTGCAAACCTTCAGGCTGGACGAACTAACGGATTACTACAAGAATCCGCGTTCGCTTTCTGAGAAGGAATTCAAGCAGCTTAAAACGTCGCTTGACAAGTTCGGCATGATTGACAAACCGATTGTCAACCTGGATGCTGGCAATACCATCATCGGCGGGCACCAGCGCAAGCACGTTCTGGAAGCGTCCGGCGTAAAGGAATGCGAGTGCTGGATTCCTGACCGCGAATTGACGGAGCGCGAAGTCGAAGAGCTGAACATACGCCTGAACAAGAACACCGGCAGTTTCGACTTCGATATTCTCGCAAACGAGTTCGAACTTGATGACCTGCTGGATTGGGGCTTTGATAAGCAGGAGCTCGACCTTGACTTGTGGGCTGGCGATGCGCCTGAGGATGTTGAGCCTCAGATTGACAAAGCTGAGGAGCTCAGAGAAAAATGGCAGGTTCAAACAGGGCAACTATGGCAATTAGGCGCGCACAGGCTTATTTGTGGGGATTGCACCGACAAGGCGGTGGTTGAGAAGGTGATGGGGGGTGATCGGGCGGATTGTATTTTGACCGACCCACCTTACGGGATGAATCTCAACACCGATTATTCGGATATGCCTGAAACTCGTATTGCATCAAAAACCTACGACAAGGTGAAGGGCGATGATATTGATTTTGATGCATCATCGCTTATTGCAATGTTTGATTATGTAAAAGAACAGTTTATTTGGGGCGGAGATTATTTCTACACCACATTGCCAATTGGCGGTTCGTGGATAGTTTGGGATAAGCGCAACGAAAATAGTGATGGGCTTGTTGGCAATCATTTCGAGGTTTGCTGGAGCAGATCACCGCATAGACGTCGAATGATAAGGGTGCATTGGTCTGGTGTGAACGCACGCAATCAAGGAATGAAACGAAGTCACCCGACCGAGAAGTCAATTGAAGTGTTGAGCCAAATATTAGGCGATTACACAGAACCGAAATCAATTGTTGTTGATGTGTATTCAGGTGTAGGCACGACCATCATCGCTTGCGAGCGGTTGGGGCGGAAGTGCAGGGCGGTTGAGATTAGTCCGGCTTACGTGGCTGTGGCGATCCAGCGGTGGGTGGATGTGACGGGCGGAGAGCCGGTGCTGTTGGAGTCAATGTGACCACTTACATCTACGGACTGGTAGACCCTGAAACTGGCGAGATGCGTTATGTCGGCAAATCTAACAATCCGAAGGTTAGATACCAGTACCACCTTGCGGACAAAAACACAAACCCACACAAAACAGCGTGGATCAGTGGATTGTCTAAACGCGGTCTAAAGCCTAATCTGGTCATTTTGGAAGAAACAACGCAAAAGCAATGGGAAGAGCGAGAGCGTTATTGGATTAAGCGTTATCGGGACGAGGGCGCGCCGCTTGTAAATATTCTTGAGGGTGGCGCGTGTTTCCCAGTCAAGATACTTATTGAGTCTTGGAATGAACTAATATCGCCGTTTTTGAACGATGCAGAATTAGCCACTTTTTCAGAGTTACCTGAAGAAACGCAAAAGGATATTTGTTGGCAGACTGCGATGGGTGGAATGACTGAATCGTGGGTTGGAATAAGGCAACGGGGCGGTGATCCTGCTGTTGAATTTTCAGTAGAAAAGCGGTATTTGAAGACGCGTGATACCGCGCGGAGTTTACTAACTTTACATGGGACATAGGCGATTGACTAAGCAGATAGTCATTGATGCGCTCAATAAAACGAAGGGCGCGGTATATCTGGCGGCAAAGAGCTTGGAATGCTCGCATACTGCCATTTATGACTATATTGCCAAGTATCCCGACATTGCCGAATTGAAAGAATATTACGACGAGGAAGTGTCTGATATTGCTGTGTTGAAACTGCGGGATTCTGTAATTAAGGCAGAACCGTGGGCGATCAAGTACCAGCTATCTACAAAAGGCAAGTCCCGCGGTTACGTTGAGCGGCAGGAAGTCACGGGCGCGGAAGGCAGTCATATCGTGGTAAGACTGGTTGGCGATGACCACGATTGACTTGCACGCGGAGGTATTCAACCCCGTTTATCTCCCGCACTTGAAAAACAACGCGCGGCAGCAGGTTTTTTTTGGCGGCGCGTCAAGTGGAAAAAGCGTGTTCCTGGCGCAGCGGGTGGTATACGACTTATTATCTGGCGGGCGGAATTATCTGATAGCGCGGCAGGTTGGGCGGACATTACGCGGGTCGGTGTTCACGGAGATTCAGAAGGTGCTGGGCGACTGGCATGTGAACGAACTGTTTTCTGTGAACAAAAGCGACATGCTGATTACATGCGAGAACGGATACCAGGCGGTATTCGCCGGGTTGGATGATGTCGCAAAGCTGAAGTCGCTCACGCCGGCAAAGGGCGCGGTGACGGATGTTTGGGTAGAAGAGGCGACCGAAATAGAACGCGCGTCTATCAAAGAGCTTATCAAGCGGCAGCGCGGCGG